ACTTCGTTTGCCACCACAATTCCCGTAGGGACGTTTACTAACGGTGAAACAATCACGGGTGGGACGAGTGCGGCAACGACTACCATAGCCGCCGTTCAAGACCTGACTGATGTTCAATCCACCATCGACATACTTTCTTCCGTGGTAACACGAGACGGCACTGATTTTGCGATAGATCGGTTGAGCAGATCTGAGTTTTTGAACATTCCTACAAAGACACAGACCGGGAGGCCCAATCAATTTTTCTTAGATCGACAGATTACCCCTGTTTTGAAAATATGGCCCGTCCCAGAAAACAATACGGACATTGTCAAGTTCAACAGGCTCACTCGTATTGATGATGCCGACACGTTTATTAACACTGTGGACGTGCCTTTTCGGTTTTACCCCTGTTTAGCCGCAGGATTAGCCTACTACCTATCTATGAAGAAAAATCCTCAGATGATGGGGATGCTTAAATCGGTGTATGAAGAAGAAATGATTAGAGCCATGGAAGAAGATCGTGACAGGGCTTCTTTCAAGATAAGCCCCCCTGCTTATAGATACGGAGTGTAGCCATGGCATTTGCTTCAGGAAAAAACGCATACGGCATTTCTGACCGGTCTGGCTTTCGTTACAAACTAAACCGAATGCGTAAAGAGTGGAACGGCAGCTTGGTAGGCTTTGATGAATTCGAGCCGAAGCAGCCACAATTATTGCCGCTTCCGCGCGTAGACGATCCGCAAGCTTTGAAAAACCCTCGACCGGATAGAATAGAGCCTATGGTCGTTTCGATAGGAGTTCCAGTGGTCGGTATTGACCCTTTTGTTCCTGTAAAGGCTTCTGGACAAATTGGTGAGGTTACGGTGGTGACGACATGAGTTTTACCTTAGCTACATTGAAATCCACGGTCCAAGACTACTGCGAAACTGCGGAAACAACCTTTGTCGCGGATTTACCTACGTTTATAAAAGAAGCGGAAGAGCGAATCTTAAAAAACGTAGAGCTACCTTTTTTTAGAAAAAACGTTACAGGTGCGGCCACTACGGGTAATCCTTACCTTTCCACGCCTAGTGATTTTCTTGCTTCGTATAGTTTAGCGTTACAAAAAGACAGCGAGTATGCGTATTTGTTACTCAAGCAGGTATCTTTTATTCGATCTTATACGCCGAACGCATCTACCACGAGTACCCCTAAATACTATGGGTTGTTTGACGAGAACACGTTTATTTTAGGTCCGTCGCCCGATGCTAACTATACGTTTGAACTCCATTACAAGTTTAGACCTGAATCTTTAACGGCGGGCGCAGAAACAGGCACCACTTGGCTTTCGGATAACGCTCCAGATGCGCTGTTGTATGGAACTTTGGTAGAAGCTGCGACTTTTTTAAAGGTTCCCGAAGAGGTTGGGCAATATGAGCAACGTTTTTCTTTAGCAGTTGCCGCTTTGAAAGCATTAGGCGAAGGTTATGGCGCTCGTGACGAATACCGATATGACATAAACGCAGGTGCTTGATGTCTTTTTTTGATGCATCTCAAGCAAATGTTGGCGAGGTTCTCGTAACCACCACTCAAGACAAAGGACATGATCCAGAGTTTTGGGCAAAGGTTGTTTCAGATAGAATTGTTAGCGTTGGTGGGAATTGTCATCCTTTGATTGCCCAACAAGCGGAAGCTTTCAAGCAGTCCGTGGAAACAACGGTAAGTTTTTACATTAAAGAAGCAATCAAGAGCGATAGAACAACGTTGATTGCCGAACTAGAACGTCAAGGCCATGGAGACATGGCTAATATAATCAGGAGTCTGTAATGGCGATAACGACAGCGATGTGTACTACCTTCAAAAAAGAGCTTTTAGAAGCAGTGCATAATTTTAAAAACTCTGGAGGTAGTACATTTAATTTGGCGTTGTACACAAGTTCAGCAAGTCTAGGAGCAGGAACGACTGCTTACACAACGTCAAACGAAACATCTGGTACGGGCTACACTGCTAAAGGTGCGGCACTGACTCGCGTTGATCCTAGCAACGACGGAACCACTGCAATCACAGATTTTGCAAACTTGACGTTTAGCTCTAGCAGCATTACGGCAAGAGGCGCGTTGATTTTTAATGATTCGGCATCTGGCGACCCTGCTGTATGTGCGTTAGATTTTGGTGGTGATAAAACATCTAGTTCAGGTGACTTCACGATCCAGTTCCCAACAGCAGACGCCTCAAATGCAATTATTCGCATCGCATAGCGAGTAATCTGTGTCAGACTTATTTGGATGGGGCAGAGGCACTTGGGGTTCTGGGACATGGGGTGAAGTAACCCCCGTCGCAGTCACAGGTGTTGCAGGTACTGGCGCTGTCGGGACGGCTACTGTTGGACTCGGTCAAACGATTGTCCCAACGGGTGTTGCAGGAACTGGTGCGGTTGGGGCTGTAACGGCTGCAATACCAAAAGTAGTTGAGGTAAGCGGAGTTTCAGCGACCGGAGCAGTAACTACTGCGAATGTTTGGGGCTTAGTAGACACCTCTCAAACACCAAATTGGAAACAAATAGCCTGATGGTTAAGAAAGTAAAAAAAGTTATTAAAGGATTAGAGAAAGCCTCTAAGACTCACAAGAAGCAAGCGGAAACGCTCAAGAAGCATATGGCTTCAATGAAGAAACCCGCCGCTAAACGCCGGAGAAAATAAATGGCAACTTACGTTAACGACCTACGCTTAAAAGAGATTGCCACTGGTGACGAATCAGGTACGTGGGGCACCAGTACAAATACAAATTTAGAGTTAATTGCTGAAGCGTTTTCTTTCGGCACAGAAGCAATCACGACCAATGCGGACACTCACACAACAACCATTGCTGACGGATCTACCGATCCGGGCCGCAGTCTCTTCCTCAAATATACTGGCACCCTTGATAGCACTTGTACGATCACGATAGGGCCGAACACCGTTAGCAAACTATGGTTCATTCAAAATTCAACAAGCGGGTCACAGTCGATCATTATCAGCCAAGGCAGTGGTGCGAATATCACAATCCCTACGGGTCAGACCAAAGCAGTGTACTCTGACGGTGCCGGATCAGGCGCAGCGATAGTTGATGCGTTTCAAGACTTGTCGATTCCTGACCTGTTTGTTGATGATGATTTGACGGTTGGTGATGATTTGCTTTTGTTGTCTGATGCAGCGGCGTTAAAGTTTGGGGCCGACAGCGATGTAACTCTTACTCATGTTGCAGATACTGGGTTATTGCTTAACAGCACAATGGCTATTCAGTTTAACGATGCTTCTCAATTTATTAACGCACCCAGTGCCACAATTTTAGATGTTAATGCGACTGATGAAATTGAGCTTAACGCTACCCTAGTAGACGTAAATGCTAATTTAGATGTATCGGGAACCTATACTGGCGCTGGCTTGATGACTACTGGTGGCAACATAGTGGTGCCCGATGCTGGAAATATCGGGTCTGCTAGTGATACAGATGCTATTGCCATAGGCGCTGATGGCGATGTCACGCTAACCCAAGACTTAGAATTAAAGCACGATGGAGCAATACTATCTTTTGGTGCGGATGATGACACTACTCTCACGCATACGGACGGATCTGGGCTAACGCTGAATTCTACAAACAAGATCATGTTTAATGATGCAAGCCAGTTCATACAAGGCTCTAGCGCAACGGTCTTGGCTTTGGGTGCAACAGACGAAATCGACCTAACGGCTACCGCTGTAGATGTGAACGGAACGATGGACGTTTCTGGTGCATTGACGCAATCAACTGCGGCGGTGAAAGTCGCGGGTGTTGAAACGATTTATGTGCCTGCTGCCGCTATGTACCCCAATAGCACGAACGGCTGCGCGGATTTAACGCAGGTCGAATTGTCTAATGGCCCAGAGATTAAATGTTTAGACTTCGATGCAAGTTCCGATGAGAACGCTCAGTTCACTGTGTGTTTTCCAAAATCGTGGAACGAAGGCACAGTGACATTTCAAGCCTTTTGGACGGTCACAGGCACCAACACAGGTACTGTAGCTTGGGGCTTATCTGGCGTTTGTATTGCGGATGACGCAAGCATCAATACCGCATTTGGCACCAATGTAGTTGCTACAGCAAAAGCCTTCAGCGGAACGTCCAACGATATGACCGTATCGGCAGTATCGGGTGCGGTGACGATTTCTAATGCCGCTGTAGACACGCAAACATATTTTCAAATAATGCGTGATGTCTCAGCTGACAGCCAATCGGGTGATGCTCGTTTGCTGGGGATAAAATTGTTCTTTACTACTGACGCTAAAAACGACTCGTAAGGAGTAACTGATGTCAGGCTTCGGTTATAACGTCAACGGATTTGGTGCTTTCCCTAACCGCCAACCCCCTTACTTAATAGACATCCTAGTAGTGGGTGGCGGAGGCGGCGGGGGTGGTTCTTATATGTGTGGCGGCGGCGGCGGCGCTGGTGGGCTGCAAACTCTCTCTCAAATTAGCCCTGCTCTCAACACTGATTACACGGTGACTGTTGGCGCAGGATCTGCTGGACGACTTAATCTTAACGGTGCTTTAACAGCCTCAGATTCGAGTATATCTGGCACCGGAATAACCACAACTACTGGTAATGGCGGTGGCGGCGGAGGTGCTGAGGATCAAGATAACAGCAACGCAGACGGTGGTTGCGGCGGCGGCGAAGGTGTTAATCAAGACAATTCGGGCAGCGGTGGTACTGGATCGCAGGGTGGAAATGGCGGCGATAGTTATGTGCTTATCACCTCGGGTATAAATGGTGAAAGATCTGGTGGCGGTGGCGGTGGCGACGGAGGAAGCCCAGAAAACGGGTCAGATGGTGCAGCATTCGCAAGCGGTGGCGGCGGTAATGGCGGTAACGGGTCTGCATGGGTAGACGGGGTATCACGCGCTGGTGGCGGGGGTGGTTCTAATGGTAATTATGCTTTTACTACCAATCTTCTCGGCGGTGATGGGGGTTTAGGTGGCGGCGGTGATGGCGGTGCAGCATCTCGAAGTGGTATTAACCGTCATGGAACAAACGCTACTGCAAATACTGGTAGTGGCGGCGGTGCTGGCGCTGATGTCGTCCAATACCAAGCAAACCCCGGTAACGGAGCATCTGGAGTTGTAATTTTGAGGTACGCTGGGTCGCAACGAGGCACAGGGGGTACAGTAACCTCTAGTGGTGGGTTTACAACTCATACTTTTACAAGCTCTGGCACATTTAATACAGGATCGTAACGTGGCTCATTACGCAAAAGTTGTTGATGGCATTGTTGAGACAGTGATTGTTGCCGATCAAGAGTGGATAGATACTTTAGTTGGGACATGGGTACAGACTTCTTACAATAGTCGTGGCGGTGTTCACTATGGTCAAGATCTAGAGCCAGATGGCGGGGTAGCGTTGCGTAAAAATTATGCGTCGATAGGGGATACTTACGATCCAGTTCGTGATGCTTTTATACCCCAAAAGCCATTTTCTAATTGGGTACTAAACGAAGATACTTGTTTATGGGTGCCACCCGTCGCTCGTCCTAATGACGGTAAAAATTATATTTGGAATCAAGACACTACATCTTGGATGGAGATAGAAGATTAAATCTTTCGAGCAATTTGTGTGTTTAAGTGGACTGCCTAGAACAGGCTCTACGTTACTTTCTGCACTGCTATCGCAGAACCCTGCAATACACGCAGAAGGTAATTCGGCTCTTTGTCAGATTATGTGGGATACCGAGCAGTCATGTAGGCACGGAGTCAAAGAACAGTTGGCAGCAAACAATAGGTTTTATTGTGTCCACGATATAGTAGCTCAGTTGCCTCATTCTTATTATAAAGAAAACAGCCAACAAGAAAGGATTGTCGTAGACAAGTGTCGAACATGGACGTTGGACTCCAACATGCAGATGGTCGATGAATACATAGGTAAAGATACCAAGGTGATTGTTTTGGTTCGTCCTGTTGTAGAAATAGCCAAATCGTTTGTGAAGCTGTACAAAGAAAACGGTATTTACACAGAACAGTTAGAAAGGGATTTATTTAATCCGAGCAGTGACCCTTTGGCTAGACCGCTTGCTGGGGTGTATGCGGCAAAAGTAGGTCTGCAAGACACAAGTAATCGGTTTCTGTTTGTGTCTTACAAGGATCTAGTGGAAGACACAGCACAAACATTGAAAGGTATTTATGACTTCTGTGAGTGGGATCAATTTATTCACAACACACATAACATCAAGCCAAAGTACGCTGAAAACGATGATATTTATGGTTTGAAGGGGATGCACAGTGTAAGAAAGAAAGTGAGGTATCAGAAGAACCACACGCAGCTAATGGACGAAACTGTGCAAAAGTGTATGGAGCTAGACAAAGCTCTCAATCTGATCGATACAGCAGTCAACACGGAGGCTAATTATGGGATTTTTAATTGACGTATTTCATGGCGTGACCTTTGCTATAGCACTGTCAGCAGTTCTGTGTGCGACAACTTCTCCGCCAAATAACGAGTGGGCAAAGAAAGCATACCGATTGATGAACATTGCAGCTTTCAACGTCTGGAAATCCGAGGACAAGTGATCCCGCATGGACGTTGGATCAGTTAGCGAAACTGCTCAGATTAGCTGGAAGCAGATAGCGATACAGAAGCAAGAGCGTTTGAGAACCGGCGCTGAAGGCGAGACTGTGCGCGAAGCTGTCGAGACGATCATCCCCACCATCTATACCAAAGAAGGCAACAAAGTTGAGGCGCAGCCACTAGCGCCTACTAAACGAGTGAACGTATCGGTATGACTCCTACAGAGAAAGCCATTGCAAAGATCGAAGCTCACGAAAAGGAGTGCGCCATTCGCTATGAGGCTATTGAGAGGCGCTTGGACTCCGGCAGCAAACGGTTTGATCGTCTCGAATCTATGATTTGGGGAGTATACGTCACGGTCATCCTAGCAGTTGCCTTGCCTCAATTCGTTAACTAACAGTTTTATTAAGCCGTGGTAATTGAGAGCATTGCAGCAGCCACAGCAACGCTTTCGGCTCTGAATAATCTGATAGCTCAATGCAATGAGACCGGGCAGGGTGTCCAGCAAGTCATGGGCATGATCTCTGACTTTGG